TGAAAGAAGTCAACGTGAGTCGCTTGTTGGTTGCGCATCAGCCTCATGACTAAAAGGGAATGTCATCGTCCATGTCATCAAAGCCAGAACCTCCAGATGGCTTGGCAGAGGCGTTTTGCTCTTTGGCATACCTCTCTCCGCCTCGCGCCTTCCACTCAGGTGACTTGCTAATCTTTTCCTTGAGGCCATTGCTGAAACTTTCAAACAGCACCATGTCAGGCTCTTCGATGGAGAACATCTTCAGGTCGTTGTGGTGCTGGGGCATTCCAGCTTTCTTGACCGCCTGCGGTACAGACATGATGGCGGCAATGTTGGTGTACTCTTTGCCGTTGTTGCCCATCGCCTTGATGACCGAGACCATCGCCCATGCGCCAAGCACGTTCTTGAGTTCAAAGCCGCGCAACTCTTCTGCGCTGAACTCGCGACCGCGCCACGTTTGCAGGTCTTTGCGCAAGGTGGCCTTCTCCGCCAGTGACAACGTGAAGTTCTTGCTGATGGACATGGGTTCGCCCTTGGAGGTGACAATTGCGTTGCCATCGTCGTCTTCCCCATGCACCTCAAACTGCAACATCACTTTGGGCAAGTGCTTGACCGCCCCAAGGTAGGTTGTCTCTTGGGTTCCCAAGTCAACAATTCGGTAGCACCGTGCAAGATGCATCCCCTGCGGAACGGGGGTAAAGTCACCGCCGCCGCTTTCTTTCGCTATTAAAGCCATTATTCGCTCCTGATTGATAAGGTTTCTAAGGTCAAAATTGGGCGCTTGGGCATCCCGCATTCACTGCGGATGATGTTCCAGTCGCCCTCGGTAGCAACGCCTGCCTCGGCCCTTTGGAGGGCTTCCTCAAGCATTTGCATTCTTTCCAGCACAAGCTGATGCATCTCACTTTCGTGGTTCATGGTTCGCTTTCTAGTTAAACTGGGGCTAGTGTATCATGTTTAATCTGGTGTTGCACAATATTTTTTTATGGTGTAACATCCACTTAACCAAAGAAAGGAACCCAATGACACTTCAAGAGTATTTTCAGGACAAACCGAGGGGGGCCAAGATAGCGATGGCCCGCAAACTGGGCATCAGCAAGACATGGTTCTCATTGATTTGTACGGGACGACAACTGCCTAGTCCCGAACTAGCACGCGACATTGAGTCGCTCACAGGCAGGAAAGTGAAGAGGGCTGATTTAAGGCCCGATATTTTTGGAAAGACAGCGAAATGATATGGTACAAATTTCACATTGGTGACTACCTCACGCACACAGTTCACCTGTCAGATGCTGAGGATTTAGCGTACAGACGCCTGCTCGACCTGTACTACATGAGTGGCAAGGAAATCCCACTAGATACCGAATCGGTTTCTAGAAAAATCCGCTTGGATTTGGACATAACCGAATCGGTTTTGAATGAGTTTTTTGAACATACCGAAAAGGGCTATTACAACCATCGTTGTCATGTCGAAATAGCTAGATATAACCATCAAGTCGAAAATAATCGACAGCTTGGGAAGCGAGGCGGCAGGCCGTCGAAAACCGAATCGAAAACCGAACCGAAAGCGAACACAAACCCTAACAGAAACAGAAACAGAAATACAAATACCATTTCGTCGGTTCCACCGACAACATCGCGATTCGAAGAATTTTGGAACAATTGGCCCAACTCAAAACGCAAAGTCGCTAAAACGGCCTGTAGGGCAAAATGGGAGCGTCAAGCACTAGACCCCTTAACCGACGAAATAAATGCAGCGGTGACCCGTTTAAAGGCCTCTGAGCAGTGGGTTTCGGGGTTTGAGCCAGCGCCGCTTACTTTTATCAATCAAAAGCGTTGGGAAGATGATGCGGGAACCGATTCGGTTACGACTGGCAGGAGGGTGATATGACCCCAGTCGAGCGTATGTTGGGTATGCTGACCAAGGTCAAGGGCCGCAATGGGTCTTGGACTGCCTGCTGTCCTGCCCACAACGACAAGGGGCCATCGCTTGCCATCCGCGAGACAGAAGACGGGCGAGTCCTGCTCCACTGCTTTGCAGGGTGCGAGACCTTGAGCGTGGTGCAGGCATTGGGCATGGACATGACCGACCTGTTTCCACCAGACGACAAGCGCCGCGAGTACCCAGTCGAGGGAAAGAAGAGCATGAAGCCAGCGTTTTACGCCAGCGACCTGATGCGAATCATCTCTTTTGAGGCATTGGTGGTGGTGATTTGCGCTTACGACCTCAGCAATGGAAAGAAGTTGAGCGAGACCGACCGAGAGCGATTAAATTTATCCCAGCAGCGAATCGAAGAGGCAATGAGATATGCAAATGTCTGAAATACAAAAACGGGCGCAAGAACTTGACGAGGCCCGACGCATCCGCATAGTTCGACCAGACGAAATCGACTTTGATAAATACCTCAAGGCCAATGACGTCGCACAGAAAGTGCGCGGTGCGTCCGAGTTCTTGGCTGAGATTGAAGAAGAGTTGGCAAACCCCGTCGAGGAAGTGTCTTACACCATGCCGTGGACAAAGACCCATCAGGGCTTTCAGTTTAGGCCGGGTGAGGTCACCCTATACGCGGGCGGCAATGGCGGCGGAAAGTCCATGATTACTGGTCAAGTGGCGATGGGCTTGATTAAGCAAAGACAGCGCGTGATGATTGCTTCGTTCGAGATGAAGCCTAAGCGCACGTTGCTTCGTATGCTCCGCCAATTCGCGGGCGAGAACATCAGCATCCCGCGTTACGTTGACAAGGGCAGGTACATGAATGCGCTCATTGACCGCTTGCGTCGCTTTGCCCATGCAAACCTTTGGCTTTACGACCAGCAGGGTACGGTGACCTCCCAGCAGGTGATTGCAGTCTCGCGTTACAGCGCGATGGAGTTGGGTGTGCAACACATCTTTATCGACAGCTTGATGAAGTGCGTCTCTGGCGAGGATGACTACAACGCGCAGAAGTCTTTCGTTGACGAGTTGACATCGCTGGCCCGTGACCACAACGTCCACATCCATCTGATTCACCACATCCGCAAATTGCAGAGCGAGGAAATCAAGCCCAACAAGAATGACATTAAAGGCTCTGGCTCAATCAGCGACCAAGTAGATAACGTGCTGATGGTGTGGCGCAACAAGAAGAAGGAGCATGACGCGCAGAACGGCGCGGTTGACCCCATGATTCCAGATGCTTACCTGATGTGCGAGAAACAGCGCAACGGTGAGGCCGAGGACTGGTACTCGCTTTGGTATCACAAAGACAGCCAACAGTTTGTCGAGCATCACGATTCATACCCGATGTCGTTTGATGATGGAGGGAGGTTTTGAATGCGGCGAAAGAAGGTCAAGGAGAAGATGAGCATCGTCACCGTTGTCTCGTTCGACACGTCATTAAGATGCGAATCGAAAATCGCGATAGCGCACACCGTTGGCTCAATGGTTACTCTGATACCTATGGGAAGCGTCACAAGGGATGGAATGAACTTCATCCCAAGTCCCGACTTGAGCAGGATGTTAGAGAGCAGTGGGCAAAGGGCAACAAAGGAACAGATGGAGAATGGAAATGATTGAAATAACACTACCTTGGCCCCCAACGGTCAACACCTATTGGCGCAACTTCAATGGGCGCGTTCTTATCAGTGCAAAGGGGCGCGAGTACCGCAAGGCTGTCGCTGACCAAGTGCTGATACAGCGTGCCGCCAAGCACATTGACTACGCGGTAAAGGTGGAAATCAAAGCATATCGCCCAGACCGTCGTCGTCGCGACCTAGATAACTTACTGAAGGCTTTGCTGGACTCCATGACCCACGCTGGCGTGATGGAGGACGACGCCTTGATTGAAGACCTGCGCGTGTACTGGGCCGACGAGGTTGGTGGCATGGTCAAAATAACAATAGAAGGAATTGAATGAAAACCGAACCAGAGTTGATTGACATCTACGCGATGTTCGCTTTGATGGCGTTGATGCAAAAGGCCACCAAAACGAAATCAAAGATTGATACTGCCTACGAGGCTTTCGAGCAGGCGCGGGCAATGATTGAAGTGAGAGCAGACTTTATTGAAAGGAAAGAGTGATGGACACGTTAATTGGAATTGGTACTTTGTTTTTTCTGGTTTCTGGCGTGCTGGCTTGGGTTATTGCCCTGTTGCTGGCTTGGTACTACTGGCTTTGTTCACCAAAGGAGGGCTTGTAATGTTTGAATCATTTGGAGACTTTTTCTGGACATTCATGGCAATGTCTGGGTTCATGTTTTGGATTTGCTTTGCTGGATTTGTGGCCTTGGTCATCAGGCGCAATCGACTAAAGAAAGGACTCTACTATGAACAAAGATAGAGACCCGCATGATGCGGTTGACTACATCATCGTCAACGCAAAGAAGTTTGCCAAGGCCAAGGCCGAGCGCGTGTACCTTGAGGAATACCGCAAGAGCCTCAAAGCCATCCTGATGAAGCGAAGCATGGAGTCTGCCATTGGTGCGCAGGAGCGAGATGCTTACGCTCACGAAGAGTATGTGCAGTTGCTCAAGGGGCTGAAAGAGGCTGTCGAAATTGAAGAGAAGTTGCGGTGGGATTTGATTGGCGCTCAGGCCCGCGTGGAAATCTGGCGCACCGAACAGGCGAACAACAGGGCCGAAGGCAGGGCCACGCTATGAACGTGTTTCAGTGGGGCGTAGTCCACGGCCTCGGTTGGTTTATGTTGCTGGCTGATGGGTGGGTAGCCCACACCAACTACATCGCGCTTATTGGGTTTATTGTTTTAATTTATTCAATGTGGAGGATGGCTATGAAGACACCAGAAGACGAGGCGTTCGAGGATATTGAGAGGGCGCAAGGCTGGCGCAAGCGCCAGATTGAGATGAAGCAGGCTGAGAAGGCGTTTGATGCGGAGTACGACATCTACAAACGCAACGAGGTGCTGGAAGAGGTGGCGGTTGCATTCGAGAAGATGCAAAACGGCGGGGACACTGTTGCCTCGTTTGCGATATTTGTCAGGGGCATGAAGCGATGATTGAAAAGTTAAAGACCTGTCAGGTGTGCCGCCTGCGCCCAGCGGACTTAAAGGGCAAGAACTCAAGCGGCTTCCCGCAATGGCGATGCCAGACCTGCCACGACCTAAAGAACCGTGGCGGCTTTACCAAAGGAAAACAATGACTGAAGAAACACTGATAGATGGGTACGCAAGCCCTATCTCTTGCGTTCACATCAAAACATCAGACGAGCGTATTGAGTTTTCGTCGGACACAGGATTGGGGGCGTTGTTGACCAACTCGCTGTTAACGGACAACGGTCAAACAGTCGGTGAGCGCAACAGGAAAGCACTTCATGAGAGGCTAGATGCATG